TCACGACTAGCAGGGTTGAACACAATCTCTTTCACCTTGTAGGTCTTCACGCCTTTGACGTAGCCTCGGGCCTTGTTGTTGACCTTTGGTACGAATGGCTCTCGGACTTCCCAAGGTTCGAAGGCTGACTGTAGTTCAACTTCGAGTTCAGCTTGCCGACCCTGCAACTTAGCTAGAAGCTTGTGTGCCTCTGCCTCATTGAAGTGAAAGCCATGCTTCTCTTGCTTGCGGATAACATGAGCGAAGTCATGCTCCAGTTTAACCGCCTGTGCGCTGGGCTTCTTTGACATGATGAAGTTGTAGAATGTCAGGTTGGCACGACAGTCTTGGACACAATAGCTTTGCATCTCTTCTGACCACTCGGCCCACCCGCCATCATACTCATCCTTGTGGTTACCCAGCCTCAAGCCCCACGCCTTCAGACCATGAGACCCTATAAGGTGCCGAGGGAAGTCAGCGCCTTGAGGTTTCTTGATGTAGTTGAAGTCGTTGTTCTTGAGGTCCGGCCAGACCAGCCGGGACATAAGTAACGTATCATGTATCTCCCCGGCGTACGCAAAACCGTACAGCTTTTCTAGCGCAGGGAAGTCGAAGCCTTGGATGTTGTGGCCTGCGAGTAGCTCTGCGTTCTCAAGGTAGGTCAGACCATCTGCGATGGATACATAACCTTCTTGATCTGCACAGTTTAGAACCTCTTCAGTGTCCATGTCGATCAGGACTAGTGAGTGACACACATCAAGTTCGTCTAGTAGTCCGTTGGTTTCGATATCAAATAAAATACGTTTCATGCTGTCCCTTTCGACTAGCTTGTTAAAAGTCAGATGCACCATCGTCATCTGCGAACACTTCAGGGTCTTGAACCTCAAGCATTCTGCCGGTTTCTTTGTTGTAGTGGAGGTAACAACCAACGCCTGTCTCGCCGCTGTGACGATTTTTTAATACTCGCATGGTTGCTACGTTAGGGTTGTCACCCTGTTGGTTACGCTCAACCCCGATGCACATATCGGACAACTGAGCGATAGCCGCTGAACCCCGTAGGGAATTGAGGGATGTCTGTAGACCTTCTTCCCAACCCTTGTCACCCGATGGGCGGCGTAAGTGGGACACAAGGATCATACCAATTCCGGTCTCTTCAACGAGTGATCGGAGCTTGGTCATTATGACATCTATAGCCTTCCGCTCATCCCCATCATCAACACCTGATACAACAATGCTGAGATGATCGAGGACAATCCAGCCAGTGCCACAGCTTTTCGCAAGGTATCTGACTTTACTGAGTAGGCTGTCGGTAGCAAGAGAACCGAAATTGTCGTAGAGATATACACGGTCACTACCAACGGTGCTGTCATAAGCAGACTTGAGAGTATCATGGGACACTCCTTCCTTTGTAAGATGAAGGGGCTTGTCGATTGCCAAACCCATAAGCCCCAGAGCCGTGCGTTTCACGTTCTCTTCGAGGGCAATGTAGCCAATGGTCTCGCCTTGTTTGATGAGGTGGTATGCAATTTCTCTGCACACTTGAGACTTACCAACACCACTACCTGCAGTGATGGTCACTAGCTCACCCCGCCGCATACCTCTGGTCTTCTCGTTGAGGCCTGCGAAGGGGTAGGGGATTGAGGGTACTTCCTCATCGTGAGCTATACTTTCCCACAAGTCTTTGCCGTTGATGATACCATCAGGGCGATAGACTTTGGCCGACCACATAGCATCAATCAGTTCCTTGTTCTTACCCTTCACGAGCATGTCGTTAGGGTCTTTCTCAGGGAGCCGAGCGATGTGTGCTTTGCCGGGGGTGAGGAGTTGAGCAACCTCAAGGGCTGCGGCGTCCCCAGCCTTGTCGTTGTCGAACATAATTACGACACGCTCAAAGCTTTCTACAAACTCTAGCTGTTCCTGCACACATCTTTTGGCAGACTGAGCCCCTGACTTAACGGAGCAAGTCGCAAATTTATTACCTTGCGCTTGCGACATGGAGAGACAGTCAACCTCGCCTTCCGTTAAAACCAACATACGACCGCCCTCTTTCCAGAGGTGTTGACCGTAGAGGCTAGCTGCCTTGGCATCACCTAGAAACTTGAAGGTATTGTCTGCAAAGCGAACCTTCTGGGCTACTACAGTTCCTTCCGCATTGCGGTAGTTTGCAATTTGAACAGGCTGGCCTTGGTAGTTACCTATCGTGTACCCAAACTTCTTGCAGGTATCTTCAGTAAGCTTGCGCTTTGGTAGGGACTGCGCCTCACCGTAGGGCAGCAAGCCTGCCTTGGGTTTAGGCTGTACGAATTCTGTCTGCATACCTTCGACCTTCTTATAAGACTGACAAGAGAAGCAGTAAGAACCGCCATCTGAATAGACCGCCCGAGCATCGGACGATCCGCATTCGCAAGATGTGTGGTGGAGTAGTGTGCTATCCGAGTTTGTATTCTGCATATTTGGCTCCATTCGGTGCGCGTTTCATGAGGGTCTTAATGTCCAGACCCCCTTCACGCAGGCGTTGGATACACACAGCCAAGCGCCAGACGCCGTAGTTGCTCTGGGCTTCCAGCGGTGAGATGGAACCGTATTTTTTCAGGTGGTTTTTTACAGTTGTTGTTTGTG